TCAGGCGGACGAGGTGCCGGAAGCCCCGCCTGCGAAATCTCTTGATAAAACCTCTGTGTCCTCTGAGTCCTCTGTGGCAAGTTATGAGAAGTCCTTACGAATCTGGCGCAAGTGGGCCGCCTCATGGTTTCCCATCGAACAGCAGATGACCGAGGCCATTCGCGGACTTCTGCGCGGGCAGTTTAAGGAGCTTCGCGGCAAGCTCGCCGACGCCCTCGGCGAATCGAAATCAGTCAAGGCCAATCCCGACGATATCTACGAACCGGCTAAAAGCGTGACGGCGCAAGCCGTCCGACAGAAGGCCAATCCCGACGATATCATCGCGAGGGTCGTCTTCGATATTTCAACGGCGAACAAAAAAATCAAGGTCATCAACCACGTCTTTTTCGAGAAGGCATCCATCCTCGGTATCGCCCAGACGCTTGACGAAGTTGCGGGCTTAAAGGCCGACGCCCTGCAGGCGGCCGTCAACCGCATTAAGGTGTCGCCCGCCGTCCGAAGGGCGCTCGAAATATCGAGCACAAAGATTACGAAGGTCACCGCGACCACGCAGTCCCGCGTCGCAAATCAACTACGTATCGGGCTGGAAGAAAGTGAAGGTCTGACGTCTCTAACAGACAGAATTCAATTGATCACGGAAAAATTAAAGCCTGTATTTTCCCGCGAACGCGCCGGAAGAATTGCACGCACGCAGGTCTCAGGTGGCGTATCCGCGGGCCGCCATGCCGGGATGCAGGATGCCGGCGTTGAGAAAAAAGGCTGGCTCTCCAGCCGCGATATTCACGTTCGCGACGATCATAAGACCGCCGAGCGGGATTACAGGGATGGTATCCCGTTGGACCAGCCATTCCTGCTTGGCGATAAAAAAGAACATCTGATGTACCCGGCCGACCCGGCCGGCAGTCCCGCGCAGATCGCCAACTGCCGCTGCCTGCAGATCGCCGTCTTCGCCAGAGGCAAGGCGTTCGACCTGGACTTTTACGACCGATTGAAATTCGTCCATTACGACGAAATCAAACCCCTTTTAAGCGAGGTTTAAAATGCCTACTGAAATTAAAGAAAAACATTTTCTCGCTTACGCCTGCGAGGAAAAATCGGCAATCGATGAACTCCGCCGTGCGATCCGTTTTATTGTTTCCACCGACACGGTGGATCGGGACAATGAGATCGTCATGGTTGATGCCGTAGCCAACGCCATTAAGGCATTTGCCAAGAATCCCGTTTGTCTGGCCTGTCATCGTCACAGTCTCGATAATGGAATGCCGCCGGTGGTGGGAAGTTGGGATACCGAATCATTCAAAGCGATGGCGCATAGTTCGGAGATGGACCTGATTTTCGCCACGACAGAGTTAGGGGAGACCTGGTGGAACCTTTATAAGAATCGACATGTCCGCGCTATATCAATTGGTTTTCGCGTCCTCGATGGCGCGGAGGAAGTCAGGGACAGTGTCCGCATTTTTATTATTACGAAAATCGAATTATATGAGATTTCCTGTGTTCCCGTCCCCGCCAATCCGCAGGCGCTGTCGAAATTAAAAGAAGTTGGTATTTTACGGGAGGAGGACATTAAGGCTTTTCAGCCGCTGGCTACTATTGAAAAAATCCTCACAGATCATCTCGGCACGATGGAAAAACATATCAAAGAAGAATTAAAGGAAGAACTCGAAGACCAGTTTGACCGGCTCAAACTGATTTTAATTGACAAAGATAATCCCAACGGGTGCGGCGGCGATCCTTTCGGCGATCCCGATATCCCGCCCGTCGAGGAAATCAAGTCCGAGGATGTATTAAGCGTGCTGCAAAAGGTAGTGAACGAAAACTCGAACGGAGAAAATAAACCATGACCACACAAGAACTCGAAATGCAGATAAAAAAAATGCTGGCCGACACCACCAAGGGCATGGCCACCAAAGAGGAACTGACGACCGCCGTCGCCGACACCTGCAAGAAGTTTTACGATGAGCAGGCGCTGGAGGCGGCCAAAGAATTAAAGGCGGCGCAGGCAAGTCTCAAGGAAACACAGGACCAGGTCAAATCCTTCGAGACGCAGCTCAAGCGACTGCTGTCGACGAACTTCGCCGACATCAAGGCCCCGGACGGGACCTACAAAGGGTTCTGGCCGACGATGAAGATGGCGGAAGATTTCGGCCTGTTCGTCCTGGCGGATATCTTCGGCAACAAAAAAGCCGCCGAAGAGCTGGACGGCCGCGGTTATGTCCGCCGTAAATTTGTCGGCGATAAAATCGTCTGCGTTAAAGACGTCAGCACCTCCCTGCAGACGACCGGCGGAGCGCTGGTCCCCGCACAATTTTTGGGGATTTTCAACAGTTTGATGGGCCAGTATGGCGTCTATCGCGCCGATGCGTCGCAAACAGTCATGGCCGGCGACAGCGGCGTCGGTGCGATCCAGACCGCCGACCCGCTGGTCTATTCGCCCGGCATGGGCGTCCAGCCGACCGATTCCAATCTCGGCTGGCAGACCGTCGTCCTTAATGTCCGCAAGCTGATGACGCTGGTGATGGTCGATTCCGAGGCGATGGAAGACATGGCCATTGCCGTCGGCGAGGTCGTCGGCCGTTCCATCGCCCGCGCGATGGCCAAAAAGGAAGACCTCTGCGGATTTAACGGCGACGGAACCTCGGATTACTTCGGATTCATCGGCCTGATCCCGGCGCTGCTTGGCGTCAACGCCACCCCCTCGAAAATCTGCGGCCTGCGCATCCAGGCGACCGCCGGGACGTGGGGCAAGATCGAAGTCGACGACCTTCTGGCGCTGCCCGGGCTCATTGACGATGAGGCCGATGACGGCGTGAGCTGCAAGTTCTACTGTCACCGGAATTTCTATCACACCGTGATCCTTTCGCTTCTGCTCAAGCTCGGCGGGACCAACGCGACCGAGGCCATTCAGACCGGCTACACCGCCAACCCGCGATGCCTGGGCAGGCCCGCGCGGTTTGTCCGGTGCATGAGCCGCGTCAAGGCCGCCGCCGACCATGTGCCTCTGATTCTGGCCAACCTGCAATATGCCAGCCTGCTCGGACAGGCCCGCGCGATGTCGATTGACCTCTCGCGCGAGGCCGGGTTTAAAACCGACCAGACGGTGATTCGCGGCACCGAGCGTATCGGGATGAACAACCAGATCGCCTTAGGCAACGATACCGATGCCGCCGCCGCCGACCAAAAGACCGGCGCGGTCGTGGGACTGCTGGCCGATATCGCGTAACCGCCCCCTCGAATGGAATCACCGGCGCCGGGCGTCCGGCGCCGGATTTTTTCAAAATCGGATCGAGAAAACTTAAAAGTGAATAACTTCCATAAAAACAAAGAAAGGTGAATGATATGAAAGAGGCACAGGATGCAAAATGGGTTCTTCTGATCCCGCCGCAGGTCGCGGACGGCGCGGCCTTTGCCCGCCCGGCTGCGGCGGACGTGCGAGGATTCGGCTATGCGGAATTTTACCTGGCGACTGGCGCGGCGGCGGATGTGGTCGGCGAATCAGGAACATCACTTGCTCCGAAACTGGAAGAATGTGATACGGACTCCGTCACGGCCGGCGACTGGACGGCGATCCCTAACGCCCAACTGGCTGCAGTGATCCCCGCGACGAACGATAAGCAGTATAAGATCGACATCGATCTGATGAACAGCGTCCGCAAGCCGTTTATCCGCCCCAAGGCGCTGACCGCCGGAGCGACCGGAGCGGGCGTCGCCCTCTGCGGCGTCTGCCGGCTGTCCAAGCCGCAGATGGGTATGCTGACCGCCGCCCAGCGAGGCCTCGCGGAAAACGTCATCGTGTAAGGAAAATCCCGAAAGCAACGGGACAACAGAAACTTTTTCAGGCCGTCCGTCTTCGGGCGGACGGCTTTTCAAAAAAACTGGAGAATATTTATGTGGGTAGAAATAACCAAGACATACACCGGGCGTGCAGGGGTCTTCGCCGGGGGTGAAATTGTCGATCTTCCGGCGTCGTCGCTTAAGCAGATGGAAGGATATCATAAGCCCGCATCGTCGCCGTATGAAGGCCGGACCGCGCCGCTGTCGCCGGCGGCGGGAAAGAAAAAGTCCGCCGGCACCCCGTCGGACAAGCAGCTTCACCCCGGCAAAAATGACAGGACGAAATAATTTTTGCCTCAGAGCACGCAGAGAAATCAGGGAAAAAAATACAAACTCTGTGACCTCGGTGATCTCTGTGGCGGAGTAATTTATGCTTTGCTTGATTACGGACATCAAAACGCGGCTGGGAGTCGGCGCCGAATTCGATGACATTCTGACGGCCATCGTCGCCGGCGTCTCGTCGATGTTCGACGGCTATTGCGACCGCACCCTGCTCGCTCCCGAAGAGACCGTCACGATACGGCGGATGGGATACGGCCAATACCTGCAGTTGCCGCAATACCCCATCGTCGAGATCACCTCCGTTACGGAGGCGTGGGATTATGATTTTGACAATACCGACCCGCTTGTCGAGGGCACCGACTACATGCAGCTCGATGGCGGGGCGAAGGGAGTGCTGTACCGCATCTGGGGAGCCTGGCCGCTGCTGCCGGGCTCCGTCGAGATCGTCTATCGCGGGGGCTACCTGTCCGCGGGCGAGACGCCGGAAGAGGATTCGGCTGAAGTGGCCCTGCCCGCCGATCTCCGCGAGGCGGCCGTTCAGCAGGCCTGCCTGCTGTTTAAGCGCCGCGATGATATCGGTCTCTCCAGCGTCTCCGCGCTGGGCGGCTCGGTCAGCGTCTTTGCGCAGCTCGAATTATTGCCCCTCGTCAAACAGACCCTCGACCGCTACCGGAGAATAGAGATATGAACCCGCAGAAAAAAACATTAACCACGGATTAACACGGATAAAAAAAATACAGGAACCACAGATTACACAGAAAAACACAGATTAAATTAAAATATATATCTGTGAAAATCGGTGAAATCTGTGGTTAAAAAAAAGGTGAAATCGGTGGTTCCGAGGTTTTTGAAATGATGAAACCGCAGAAAAAAACATTAACCACAGATTACGCCGATTTCACTGATTTAAGAAAACAATATTTATCTGTGTCATCTGTGAAATCTGTGGTTCCGAGGTTTTTGAAATGATGATATCGCTTGAGCTTGGTCCGGAATTTCAGCGGACGCTTGCCGAGATGACGGCAATGGGTGATCGCGTCGTCGCCGCCACGTCGAAGGGGCTGGGTCAGGCCGTCAAGTTCGCCGCCGATAACGTCGGACAGAATTTTATAACGGGCCAGTTGTTAAAGGTACGCAGCGGCGATCTCCGCCGCGCCGTCCAGGGATGGAAGGAATCGGCGTTTGAGGGCGTCGTCGGCGTCAAGCCCGGCTCCGCCGTCGAGCATTACAAATGGCAACTGGGCGGCGGGCCTGATTTCACAATCTATCCGAAAGCCGGCCATCGGCTTTTATCCGTCCCGATGGATGATGCGCAGACCGGCGCCGGCGTATTGAAATCGGAATTTTCCGGCGGTCTGCGCAATATCGCCGGCGGGTTTTTCAAAGAAGTCGGAGGGCGCCTGTTCTTCGTCAAAAGAGCGGGAAAAACTGCCCGGTCAAGATTGATGTTTCTGTTTCGGATGGTCCCATCGGTTAAAGCACATCCAACGAACGCCCTGGCCGATGGAGTCCTCGATGCCGTGCCCGGAATGACGCAGCGAATCGAAGAAAATATTGCAAAGGCAATAGAATAAATGGCAACCTGGTATGCCCAAAACGGTACACAAGACATTAGAGCGGCATGGAATGGCCATCCGACGATGTGGAATTCCGCCCCCAACGGCAGTGGAACCTGGCTGACCTGGGCAAATCTGGCGGCGAATGATGTTCTCTGCGCCAACGGCAAGATGGGCATCGGCATCAACGTGGGCTTTACCTGCGGCGCATTGTCCACCCGTGCAGAGGGCGGGGGTATGAGCGGTGGCCAATTTCTTGTATATGGCCCAACGAATTTTACAATCAATGCAAACTTTCGTGCGGGTCCCAGTAATTGTCTTTGTATATACGTTGGCGTTGATGGTCATACGCTGACGCTGAATGGCGATGCCGCCGGTGGAGATGAAGAAGATGAGGAGGAGGGAATCGCTGGAAAAGGAATTTACGCAAGCTATGGCGGAACCGCGAAGGTGATTTTAAATGGCAACGTATATGGCGGGGACTATTTTTCTTCTTCCGGGATACACAATGTGGAAACTGGAGAAACCGTTATAGTTACCGGGAACATTATTAACAATCTGATATGTAACGCGGTATTAGGCCCAATTAC